CGGCCGCATCGTCACCTACGGGCTGAAACATCCCTAGCGCTTCCGTGATATATTAAATGTCGGCGCTCTCTATCGCAGAGGCTAACGTCGCCTGGGTCTCCGGACCGTTTCTGGATGACCAGGTGGCGGGCGAAGCGTTCTCCGCGGGCGCGAATATCGCCTACGATCCATCCCTGCGACAATGGTTCAAGGCGGCATGCAATGCGACGGCGGTGAAAGCCGGCGAAAGCAATCTTGCCCTCGCACTCGCGTCGGCCAGCGCCGCGGGTGCACGGCTGTCGGTCGCCTCGCCAGGTGCAATCGTCGCCGTCGGGGCCGGTACGGCCGGTATCGTCTATCATCCCGGAACGACTGCGGGCACGCTCATTCCGACCGACGATCTTGCCAGCGGCAACAAGGCGACCATCGCCGCGCTCGGCATTGGCAATAACCGGCTCCTCGTTGCGCGGGTCTATCACGCCAACGCCATCGCGACCGGCAGCACAGCGTCTGCGCTCACGATTACGCCGTCGGCGGTCACGTATATCTCCGGGCCGATCATACCGGGGCAGGTGGCCGGTGAGGCGTTCTCCGCGGGCGCGATGATCGCCTACGATCTCGCAAGCCGGTCATGGTTCAAGGCGGACGCGAATGCAACGTCCGTGCTCGCGGGCGAAGTTGCGCTCTGCATGGCGCTCGCATCGGCGCCGGCGCCGGGCGCGCGGTTCACGGTTGCAAGACCGGGCGCGATCGTCTCGATTGGCACCGGGCAGGCGGGCGCTGTCTATGCGGTCGGCGGAACGGCCGGACAGCTCGTTCCGGCTGGCGCGCTGAATGAAGGAGACGTTGTCTCAATCGCCGCGCTCGGCATCGGCAGCAATCAATTGCTGTTGGCCCGTATCTGCGACGCTGGCGCAGTCGTCGGTCCCAAACCGCTGCTGCTCGATTCCCTCGCCGGTGCACCGGTGGCCGCCTACGCAACGTGGAAACTGCGGCTTGCCTATGCCGGCGCGTGCTTGCGCGTGCGCCGGTCGAGCGACAGCACGGAACAGGACATCGGCTTTTCCGGCAACAATCTCGACACCGCCGCGCTGCTTGCGTTTGCTGGCGCGGGCGATGCCTTCGTGACGAAATTTTACAGTCAGGGCACGACGGCGAGTCGCGATATTGTACAGGCGACGGCGGCCAGGCAGCCGAAGATCGTATCCGCCGGCGCGTTGACGATCACGTCAAATGGGACGCCGGGCATGCTGTTCGACGGCGTGAACGACGCGCTGGGCGTGGCCTTTACGCTGAATCAGCCGTCCTCGCGGGTCATGGTTGCGCGGCAGGTGAGTCATTCAAGCGGCTCGCGCCTGTGGGATGGCGCTTCGGTCAATCAGGCCGGACTTTGGCAGAATCCGCCGTCGCCAAACGTTGTTATGTTTGCCGGCAGCTCAATCACACTGACAGGCATGACCATTGGCGCCGATCACGTCGTCACCGAACAATTTAATGGAGCATCCTCGAAAGGCGCGATCGACAACGGCTCGTACGTCACCGGCAATGCCGGCGCCGCGAACGCCACGGGCTTGACGATCGGCGCGTCGGATACCAATGGCTCGAGTCCCTCCAACATCGCTTTTTACGGCGGCCTTATATTTGGTGCCATTGCAAGCGATCCGGACATTGCGCTGTGCCGCACGAAACTCGGCGCGAGCGTCGGGTTGTCACTTTAGGGGTCAGCGACAATGCAGTACCTGATATGCGCCAGCCACGCCGATGCCATCGCGATCTCGGCGCGCGTGGCGCAAGAGCAAGGCTGCACAGGAGATGTGACGGCATATTGGTTCGGCGTTCAGGATCATCCGACCGATGGGCGGGCCGCTGTGCTCGTGCTTGCAGACGAAGAAGACAAGCTATCGCCGGATGAGCGCGCTGAGCTCGTATTGGTATTGCCTGAGGATTGGGCGAATTAATTCGACGATCCGGTAGGGCGCGTCTGTCTGTTACCGGTGCCGGAGGCGTCCTCAGGCTGACAAGGCCGACGGCGATGCGCCGAACTCCGAGCCTGGATGCACGTCTCGCGTCACGAACGATGCGGCCCTGACGATACAGCGCGATCCAATTTTGATCCTGCGTGGAATGATGACGCCCGTTCCGATGAAAGTCTGATCGTCGACTAGCGCTTCGTGATCGATGCTGGCCTGCATTCCGACGATGCAACACCGCCCGATGATTGCACCCGGCATAACGACCGCGCCCGGCAGAATGACTGTCGCCTCGCCGACCTTGGCATAGGGAGACACAAAGGCAAGTGGAGCTACGAACGGAGGAAGTTTGGCTCTCGCCTCGACGAGCCGGCAGAAAACGTGCTCGCGGAGACCGTTGTCCTCGATCGCGATATATGCGGTTCGTCCATCGATATTTTTCGGAATGATCGTCTGCTTCGCGGTGCAGTCGATGGACTCGACGATATTCCCGAGCAGGGCCGCGATCACTTTTGCAAAGGCGCCAGATCCGAACACAACGGGCTTGGAAAACATTCCATCAACTCCGGATTTAGAGGCGGAAATTGTCGCACGGACGTGAGCGAGCGGCAAGTATCATAACGCGGGACAAACCCCATGAGCGACTTCGCATCGCAGCCGTTGACCGTCACCGAGCAGTTCTCCGACTGGCGGGAATGGCGGCTCGAGCAGCCGTTGACCTTCCGCGCCGTGACCGTTCCGGCCGGGTTTATCACCGACGGCGCGAGCGTCCCGCGTCCGCTGTGGTGGTTCATCCCGTCTTGGGGATCGTATTCGCGGGCCGCCGTCGTGCACGATTATCTCTGCCTGCAACTGGCGCAGGGGACGCCCCATGCGTCGGCGCCGACGCGCAAGGCCGCGGACGCGATCTTCTACGACGCCATGGTGGACTGCGGGGTCAATACGACCGTCCGGTTCCTGATGTGGGCGGCGGTGCGCATCGCCGCGATCCTCACCCGCAAATAAGCAAAGAAACATCGCCATGACACGCGCAATCGATGTGGTGCGCAAGCTATGCCCGCGCGCCAAGGCGTCCTATGTGCAGGCCTTCGAACAGGGCGACGCCTTGTTCAAGGCACATGACATCACCACGCCGCTGCGGCTCGCACATTTCCTCGCGCAATGCTTCCACGAGACGGGTGAACTGACGATCGAGCGCGAGTCCGGCAATTACCGGGCCGAGCGCATCCTCGAGATCTTCGGGACGGGACACCACAGCGCCGCGGTGACGCTGGCCGAAGCACAGCGGCTTGCCGGCGACGGCCCGGCGCTGTTCGAGCGCGTGTACGGGCTCGGCAACCCGAAAAAGGCGGTCGAGCTTGGCAATACCGAGCCCGGTGACGGCTGGAAATATCGCGGCAATGGCATCCTGCAAACGACCGGACGGGGCAATCACCGCCGCATGGGCCAGAAGTGCGGGGTGGATTTCGAGACCTATCCCGAATTCGTCACGGCGCCTGCACACGCGCTCAAGCCAGCGCTGGCGGAATGGACGGAAAGCGGCCTAAACGCTTTCGCCGACAAGGACGACATCCGCACCATCACCCGCCGGATCAATGGCGGCTATAACGGCCTAGAGCAGCGTCAGGATTGGTTTCGGAAGATCAGGCCGCTCATCGGTCAGGTCGAGTTGAAAACGGAATCCACGGCCACGCCAGCGCCGCCGCCCGCTCCAAAGCCTGTCGTACCGGCCGGCAAGTTGGCTGGTGGCGTCGTGGCAGGTGGGACGGCTGCCACCGCTGCGCACCAGGCCGGGCTTCCGCCCTGGGCGGTCGTCGCGGTCGGCATCGGCGTGGCCGTCGTCGCCGTGCTCGCCGTCCATTTCATCAACCGAAAGGGCTAACCCATGTGGGGCAAGATCAAGGCGTGGTGCGCGCGTGAATGGGAGGCGGTCAAGAAGTCGGGGACCGTGCTGCTCGGCTGGCTGTCGACGGCCGCCGGCTTCGTCGGTGCCGCCTTGGTCGATCTCTATCAGGACCCGACCGTCAACACTGCGCTGCAGGCCGCGCTCAAGCCGGAATATGTCCCGTATTACCTCATCGCGTTCGGGCTGCTGATCCGTTTCGTGCGCAAGCGCAACGCGACGGACCTCTGACATGCTTTCGGCAATCTTTTCGGCGGTCGGCGGTCAAATTATAGAACAGGTTTTCGGACAGATTTCCGGCCTTTTCAAAGCGTATTTCGATAAACAGATCACGGAAGCGCAGTTGAAGGAACAACTGCTGGCCGCGCTGCTCGGTGCTATGAAGGATATTGAGATCGCACACGCGGATGCGCTGGCAAAGACCTACGCTTCTTTTATGGATGCGGTCGAGAAGAGTAAGCTGATGCAGGCCGTATGGGCATCTGTCGTCATCTCGCAGTTGCTCGTCCTGCTCTGGCATCAGGTCGGCATTCCGGCGCTCGTCGCCTATGAGCGGTCCTCCGCTCATGCATGGTCCTATCCGTCGTCCGGGACGACGGTCGAATGGGCCTACCTTTTGCTCGGCGCATGTCTCGGCATGGGACCTGTTGTTCTGCGCAGCGGCCCAAGCGCTGGCAATATCGCCGGTACGCTGAAAGCCATTATCGGAAAATAGCGAGCGGGCCGGCCGCGCGCGTCAACGCGCGACCGACCCTCACCATCCGTAAGCGCGTCAACGCTCACGATGGCTGCGGCAAAGCTGCCATGGCCAAAGTTAAAGAAAGGTCATGGAATGCTCAAAAATCAGATGACACGGGGTGCCGCGTAATGACCGGCTCTGCCGAAGTCATCGCGTGGATAGGCGGCTTGTCCGGTCTTGCCGCGGTCGTGCTCAACATCGTCGTGGCGCTGCGTGGCGGTGCGTGGGGCATGGCAGATCGGCTCGGCAAGATGGAAGCGCGGCTGATGGCGATGATCGTCGAGAACAAGCAGGAAGCCGAGGAACGCGGCGACAAGCGGCATCTCGAGATCGACCGAAGGCTTGAAACGCACGAGCACGACATCGGTGAGGGCCTGCGCGCTTTGCAGCAGAAGATCCACGAGGTCGAGAAATGGTCACGCGACGAGTTCGTGCGCCGCGATGATTTTCAGGACGCCATCCGGCGCATCGAAACCGTGGCAACAGGCACCAGCAGCAAAATCGATACGATGCAGACCTTGATGGTCAAGATTGCGGCAGCCATCGGTGGCGGTCCGACCCGGCTATCTGAGACTCCGTGAGTGACGCAATGCTTGGCAAGCCACGTCAGATCATCGCCGCGCTCATCCTTGTCATCGCAGCCATCGCTGGACTTGCCTTCGCATTCTCGCGCGTCGCGCACGCCCGCGACCCGGATGGCAGATACATCAACGCCCCGCACTCCGCCTGGTTCAAATCGCAGCACAACAGCCGCGGCGAATGGTGTTGCGACGAAAGTGACGGTCATCGCTATTATGGAGACTACGCAATCAATGCTGACGGCAGCGTAACCGTCGAAGGCCAGACAATCCCGAAAGAGATGGTCCTGACCGGACCGAATCCGACCGGCGCAGCAGTCTGGTGGTTTCTGCCCCGACCTGACGGGGGAAAACGAACATACTGTTTTGCGCCCGGCGGTGGCGTCTGAGATGCACAAAGCCCGGCCATCGTTGCCGGGCTTTGTGCTTTCTGGCGTCTGAAAACTGGACGGGCGTTTCCTGTTATCTGCGGACTGTCTGTTCGTCGTAAGCGACCACGACGCCGCGAGCGAGCCGCAGCCCAACACTCGTGGCGACAATTTCCTTGCTCCATTTCTTCGCGCATTCAGGCCCGACCGGGAAATAACTGACCTTATCGCCAAGCTGCTTCGCTTCATCATCGGTCACAAACTCATTCCGTTCGTGGTTGACCGGGACGTGAATTGCGCCAGCAAGCCCGCTCGTGCTCTTGCCGCAGATGCAGCACTCGTCGCCGGTCGAGCAAACCAGCGTGCGCTTGCGATATTGCGGGCTGTCAAAGGGTTTTAGCACCGGGGGTATTCCTTTCGAGAAAGCCGCGCCCGTTTCCGAGCGCGGCAGGTTGCATCAGGCGGCTTGCCGCTCGCCCTCGATCTTCGCGATGACTTGCTCCCAACTGTCGCCCTCGGCGCGTACGGAAAAGAACAGACTGTTGAGCGTGCCGACCGTGATCTTGTAGTGGCGGGCGATCCAGCCGAGCTTGTCTACCTTCTTGCCTGCGAGTTCGCGCGCCGCTTTGAGCGATTGATATTCGGCGTCGACTTCAAGGATCGCCTTGCGCCGCGCCTCAAGCTGCTCGACCAGCTTGTCGCGTTCCGCACATGCAGCCTTCAACTGCTCACGCGCCGCCGCGCGTTCCTCTGGCGTCGGCGCTTTCGGGTCAACCCGATAGGCCATCTGCTTTCCGAGCAGCTTACCGAGTTTCTTTATCGCGACTGACCGTTCCATCTGTCTCTCCGTTTCCGGTCGTTTATTCGACCGTACACGCATTGTAGCAAATTGGACTTTTATCAATTTTCATCCATCAATGACTTAGCGGTAGTTTCGCTCCGAAATCATTGAAGAATAAATTTTGCTTGACACGGTTTTCGGCATATCCGGCGAGCGGCCTTTTCTGCGTTTTACGCAGCCTCCTGTTTCTCGGCTCTATCCAGCCGCTCAATCTCTGCGACGATCAGAGCACCGGCGCGTATCAAATCGCGACGGCGATCCTTCGGCTTCCAGCGCCGCGCGTGCCATGATGAGGGCCATGTCATCGGCACGTCGTATTCGACGGCGACCCGGTACTCCCCGCGCGTGGGCCATTCATACTCGACTTTGATTTCAAGCACAGGTTTTGTCTGCGCGTATGAGGCGGCGGCGTCGGCAATCGAGCCGTCTGTGTGCGCGTCATCATGCGCCGTGTCGTAGCCCTCGCGCTCGACCTGACGGCGGCGCTCTGCGGCAATTTCCTCGATTGGCGTCATGGGCCTATTCCTCTAGGGCGGCAACCGCCCATTCCGAAAGGCAATCTTCACAGAGGGCCTCGCCGTCATCGTTGAAAGCGCCGGCCGGCTCGTTGCATCCGCGTGCCTCGCAGATTTGGTCGCCGCTCCCGTCGCAGGCATCGCACGGCCCGATGCGATAAACGTCTGGATCATTGCCGCCATAGCGCGAGCCGTACAGCGAGCCCTCTCCATCGCACCTAGTGCAGTTGAGCCTCATGGGCGTCTCCTAACAATTAGGCGGCCATGCGAGAGCGGATGCCCTCGATGACCAGCCGGAACGTTGTGCGCTGCTCATCGGCGCGCTTGTAGAGCGGGCTGGCGAGCGAGCCCGAATAGGCGATGATCGCGCGATCGATCACGAGCAAGGCGGCCTCATACCGGGCGAGGACCCCGGCGTCGTGCGCCGGATCATCCATCAAAGTCACGCTGCCGGAAGCGATGATAGCCGAGGCTGTGTCGATTGCCTGACCGAGACGGCTGCGGTTCGGATGGTTGGTCATGCGTCCCTCCTATCAGCGGTCGAAATCGGAGGGGACATATACGGTGCCATGCCGAGGGGCGGCGATCCTGTCGTCCCAGTTATTAAGGTTGGCGTTGGCGTTAAACACCTGTCGCGCGTCATCGGCCGAATATGGCCCGTCGCCGCGAGGGTCGCCCGCGCGGTCGCGCAAAAATCGCTCGACCCCGGTGGGCCATGCCTTGTTCGGCTCGTCCCGAAAGAAAAAGCTGTCGCCTGTCGGCACAAACGTGAGGCGATCCCAAGCACGGTCCCGGCTGTTGCGCGGCGAGTGCCGGTCGAGCTTTAGGTGACCCGACATGTAGAGCGTGATGGTCGTCATCTGTCTCTCCATCCGCCCCTGTAGATGCCCCGAGGCGCGGGCAGGGGAAATATGCGCCTTTTCGCTTGACCGCGCAAGCACAAAATTGTAGAAAATATCAGAAAGTCCATACAGGTTTCTGACATTTGAGCGCCGTTCACGAAATAGCTAGATTTCCCCTATGGTTAGGGAAAAAGGCGGAAAGAGCCGCAGCCGTACCTCATTGGGTACGCGCGGGTTTCTACACAGGATCAGAACCTCGATTTGCAACTCGACGCGCTCCGTGCTGCAGGAGTGCTTGAGGACAACCTACACGTCGATAAGGCGTCGGGCGCGAAACGGAACCGTCCCGGCCTCAGCCTCGCGCTCAAAGATGGCCGCGAGGGCGACACATTCGTTGTCTGGAAGCTCGACCGCCTCACGCGCTCGGTTGCCGATCTGTACGAGATCATGGCGTTCCTCGACGCTAAGAAGGTCGGGTTCCGCAGCCTCACAGAAAGCATTGATACGACGACGCCGGGAGGCCGTCTCATTCTCGGTGTGCTGGCCGTCATCGCCCAATTCGAGCGCGAACTTACGGCGCAGCGAACGGCGGCAGGGATCAAGGCCATGTTAGCGCGGGACCGCAAAAAGAAGTGGGGCCGAAAGCCACTTCTCACGCCAGCCAAGATCGAACGGGCGGGCAGGATGCTCAACAGCGGAAAGAGCGGGCCGGAAGTCGCCAAGCATTTTGGGGTTTCGACGCCGACGATTTATCAGCATTGGAAGTACGCAGGCGAAGGCAAGTTCATTCGCAAGCCCCTTCCAAAGAAGCCGAAAAAGTAAGGAGCGTGGAATTGAGGCCGGAAACCTTCGATAAATACGATGTTTTGGTCGCCTGCGAATGCAGCGGTATTATCCGCGACGCACTGATCGCCGCCGGCGTCCGCGCCTTCTCCTGCGACCTGAAACAGACGCAGCGACCTGGGCCTCACTACCACGGCGACGTGCGCGACGTGCTGTACCGGCCGCGCGTCGGCCTGATCGCGCATCCGGTCTGCAAGTTCCTGACCAACGCCGGGGCTAAGCACCTATACAAGCGGATCAACGGCAAGTGGGCGAAGGAACACGGACCTGACGAGGACCGATGGCGGCATATGCGGGAAGGCGCGGCATTCTTCAAGGAGTTTGACCGCGCCGATCATATTCCGCTCCGGGCAGTCGAAAACCCGATCATGCACGGCCATGCTACTCGCGAGGTTGGCCGGCGAGCTGACCAGTACGTGCAGCCCTGGATGTTCGGCAGCCCATTCTCTAAGGCGACGGGCTTCCACCTGACCGGCCTCAAACCGCTCGTCCCTGAGCGTGATAAGTCATGGTACGCGGAGCGCGGCATCAAGATCACGCAAGCCGTGTGGCTGATGGCACCAAGCGAGGACCGCGAGGAGCGCCGCAGCGAAACCGATCCTGAGATTGCCCGCGCTATTGCCGAGCAATGGGGTCCAGTCTTTTTGGAATATGCCGCACGCCGCTATTCGGAAGCGGCTGAGTAGACAAAGGAGCGCAGGAAATGCACGTCGGACGCATCCAAAACGCAACGCGAAATCTCGGCGCTCCGCGCGATTGGGACAAGCAAGCGAACGGGCCATGCGGCGGCTTGCCGATCCGCGACGAGCAGACCACAGCGGGGCACGGCATGACCTCGGCATGGTTCCCGACACCGGAGGAAATCGAGCGCATCAAGGAAGGCGCTCCGGTTTACATAACCGTTCTCGGCACGGTGCATCCGCCGGTAGCGATGGCTGTCGGGCCGCGCCCTGGATTTGAGGGTTGAACATGAGAACGCGAGACAGACTAGCGGCAGAGCTTCGCAAGGTGGCGGCGCTATCGTCCGAACACGCCGACAAGTACGAGGCATTAGCCAAGCGTGCGGAGACGGGCGAGTTCGATGATTACTCGGACGTTCATGTGTGCGGCCCGACGCAGCTCTACGGCGAACTCACGGCGGCCGGCTTCACCAAGTTCGCGGCTCGCGTTGCCAATGGCGAGTTCGACGCGACGAAAGAGGAAAGCGACGAGTGGGCGCGCAGCCAATCCGGTCAGGAGGCGGCAAAGAGCCTTCCGCCAGAAATGCGCAAGTTGTTCGGATTAGACCTGCTTAATTAGGAGCGCCTATGTCGGCCACCGTGATCCTTGGCCCATCCGCTGCCGCAGATGCTGTGGCGCATGATGAGCAACTGTTGATCTGGGCCGACGATCTGATCGGCATCCTCTCGATGGAGAATTTTCTGCGCGACGATCTCGACTACGCCGAGGGCGTCGATCTGCAATGCGTGGTCAAGCGTGAGCTAAAGCGTATCATCGAAAGCGCCTTCGATCATCCCGAGGCGCGCACGATCAAGAGAGTCAGATAAGGAGCGACAATGGCACAGGGCGACACATTCCATCGCGCGGGCCTTCTCGTGTTCGACCTGCGCGGCGCGGAGACGCCCGACGACGCCGCTATCGAGCGCATGGTTCATCGGCTGGCGAAGTTTGCAACGCGCCGAGCACAAGCAGAGGATATGCCGTTCCCCGGTCTGATGTGCGCGGTTGTCGAGTTTGCCGCTCGCATCGTCGCGTCTGCCACTACCTTCAATGAGAAGGGCGAGGAAGCGAACGAGCAGTTGGTCGCCGCGATGGTCAACAATTTCCGCAATCGCATTCGTGGCGCGATGGAAACGCGAGCGCCCGGCACCGACGCCGATACGGCAAAACCGCAGTAGTAAAAGGAGCCTGGACCGATGGCATGGAAGCCGCAGCGACGGAAATGGGATTGGCGGAAGTATCTCACCGCCGAAGAACTCGCCCGTATTGACCGGATGGACGCGGCAGCGGCTAAGATCGAGCTTGCCCGGCGGGAGTTGGAAAAACAATTCGGCCGCGAGCGACAACTGATTGTGAACCGAGCGATCCAGCGCGCAAAGTACGCGGCGCTAAGTCAGTAAAGGAGGAGCTGTGGGGCGCATCGTCGAGATCGAGTGTATTGGCGACGATGTCGTTCAGATGTCGCGTATGTACGGCACGATCGCCGAAGACTGCGGTCGCTCAGACATCAAGGACTTCTTGGACCTTGGGAAACTATTTAGACCGTGGATTGCCAAGATTTGCGGTGAAGACGAAAAGTTCGGGTTCAAGCGCGACTTCGTGAAGTGCATTAAGGATTATAGCCGGTCGAATAGCGTCGGGTCGCGCGGCGTGTATGCCGTCTATGATCTAGAACCGGGGATTTACGATTCTTACGGACATAGGTGCGGGCGACGATATTTCCGCGTCACTGGCAACCTCAATATCGAGTACATAACGAAGAGCGAAGTACTGGCATGCTTGCGAAAAACGGCATAGGGAAGAACGTTCTAGATGCAGCGCGCGAACGCATCGCGTTCGTGTTTGATCGCTTTACACGCGTCTACGTTTCCTTTTCTGGCGGCAAAGATTCCACCGTTCTGCTCAACTTGACGCTCGACGAGGCGCGCTCTCGATCGAGAAAGATCGGCGTGCTGTTCGTCGACCTTGAGGCGCAGTACAGATCGACAATTGATTTCATATTGAATACGCTCAATGACAACGCCGATGTGATCGAGCCATTTTGGTGTTCGCTTCCGCTCAATCTAAGAAATGCAGTGTCGCAATTCGAGCCGCAATGGTGCTGCTGGGATCCTCGACGGAAGGATGACTGGGTCCGCACTCCGCCAGATGGGGCGATTACGGACGAGGATTACTTCCCGTTCTTTCGACGGCAAATGGAGTTCGAGGAGTTCGTCCCGGCCTTCGGCGAATGGTATGCGCGCGGGGTGTCGACATGCTGCCTGGTCGGCATTCGTTGCGATGAATCGATCAATAGATTTCGGTCCATCGTCTCCGAGAAGAAGGCCAGACTTGACGGTCTAGGTTGGACAACCAGGAAGTCTCCGGCGATCTACAACGCCTACCCGATCTACGACTGGAAGACATCAGACATCTGGAAGTACCACGCCGACACCGGGCGACCCTACAACGGCGTGTATGACCTGATGCACAAGGCGGGGCTGACGCCGGCGCAGATGCGAATCTGTCAGCCGTATGGCGATGATCAGCGCAAGGGGCTCTGGCTTTACCATGTGCTTGAGCCGGAGACGTGGGCGCGCGTCGTCGCCCGCGTGAATGGAGCAAACCAAGGCGCGCTATATGCTCTAGAGTCCGGCAACATCCTCGGGCGCATCAAGATCAGCAAGCCGGCTGGTCATACATGGCAAAGCTACGTAGATTTTCTTTTGGCGAGCATGCCACCACAGCACGCCGAGCACTACAAGGATAAGATCGCTGTCTTCCTGAAATGGTATGAGCAGCGTGGCTACGCGCACGGGATTCCCGACGAGGTTGACCCGAAGCTGGAGGCATTACGGAAGGTACCGTCTTGGCGTCGGGTCGCCAAGACAATCCTCAAGAACGACTACTGGTGCAAGACGCTGAGCTTCAACCAGCACAAATCCGAAGCATATGAACGGTACGTCAAAGTAATCAGGAACAGGAGACGCAGATGGGGTCTTTGATCGACGACGCGAGGGCTCTGTTCGGTCGTCTCAATGACATGCCGCTAGCGGATCGCATCGCGGCTATCAATGATATTAAGATCGCTCTCTCTGCGCACAGCCCCTTTAGCGGTGAGCCGGTTGATTGCGTTATCTGGGTTCCGGCCGCATCCGTGGAGGGAAATGACTACAACCCAAACTCAGTCGCGGCGCCGGAAATGACGCTGCTTGAGTTATCAATTCTGGAAGACGGATACACGCAGCCGATCGTGACGCATGACGCTGGAGTGGTGCGTGAAGTCGTCGATGGATTCCACCGCAATCGCATCGGCAAGGAATCCATCGAAGTACGTAAGCGCATCCACGGGTATCTGCCGGTCGTTACAATAAAGGCCGAGTGCTCGGATAAGCCGGCGCGCATGGCATCGACGATCCGGCACAATCGGGCCAGAGGCAAGCACAGCATCGACGGCATGTCCGATATTGTCGCGTATCTTGCGAAAAAGGGTTGGGATAAGGAGAAAATCGGCAAGGAGCTCGGGATGGAGCACGACGAGGTGCTGCGACTTAAGCAGATCACCGGGCTCGCCGAACTATTCGCCGATCATGAATTTTCAGAGGCTTGGGACGTCGCATAAAACGCAATAAAATTGCGCTAGGGCCAGTTGACATATAGGGCCATATGCCCTATATAGGGGCAATCAGCAAGGGCAATTCTGCCCGGCAGATGGAGATCAAAGATGATCCAAATCGACATTCCTCACCTGATTAAGGCCATTGAGATTAAGGACCAATCCATTGCCGACGCTTCTAAACACGCGCTGGCGCTGGAAGCGTTTGGGCACCATTATCTCGCTCAGCGCATCGAGCACACGGCGGCACTGATCGATTCGGCGCGGGCCGAGCTCGCTGCGGCGCAGGCGGCAATGCCCGCTATCGATGGCATCGTGGCCATGTTCGAGCAGCCGGCCTCTCCTGAGTTGGCGGAGGCCCTGGCTCGCCGAGAGGATTACGACCAGCGTTGGAGTGAGCTGCGGACCGAGGCCAACGCCATCTTTGAGACACTTTGGAATCAGTATTGGCAGGACGTACGGGGTGAGCCGGAGCAATGACATCCTCTCAATTCCGCGCGGCTATAGACCGCCTCGGGCTATCCCAGACTGGGACGGCAAGGCTTGTTGGTGCGGACGGACGGACGGCTAGGCGCTGGGCGCTAGGAGAGCGATCAGTGCCGGAGCCAGTCGCGATTATCCTGCGATTGATGCTCGCCGGGAAAGTCACGGTCGATGATGTTGTGCAAACAAATCCGAAGCAATTATCGGAATAGGAGCGAAAATGCTTGTGGCACGCATCCCCAACGCAACGCGAGTGCTCGGCGCCCCAAGCGATTGGGACAAGTCGAAGCAGGGCGCGTGCTGCGGCCTGCCGATACAGGACATGGATACGAGCGCCGGTCCCGGCATGATGAGCCTATGGGAACCGACGCCGGATGAACTAGCGCGGCTGAATGCCGGGGCCAAGGTATCCCTCATCGTGCTCGGCACGGCTCACCCGCCTGTGTCCCTATCGGTCGGGATGCCTCCGAAGGAGGGCGAGTGATGGGCCTCCGCGGCATCGAAGTCAGTTTCTCCCAGCCAGTCGAGTTGACTGACGAGGAGGAGCGGCAGCTTGTCGAACTGATGGGCAAAGTCTGCGAACGGTACGAGCGCGATCACCCTGATCGGGTGATGTGGCCTGCGGGCATCGGCTTTAAGCCGACCTACATTCCAATGACCCGCGAGGAAGAGGAAGCCGGGCGGCACATGGAGTTCGATGAAGGCATATTCTCCATCGAATGCTTTGAGCGCGAGAATTATGATTTCCCCTGTACCAAATGCGGCAAACCGCAAGGCGATCACAAGCACTGCATCGTTGATCCGCCCGCTGGCAATTGCGAGTTTTCCGCAACACAATGAGTCAATAAAGGAGGCCGTCGCATGGCCGCGCCGACACAACACCTGTTCGGGCTTCGCGTCACGACGCACGCACTTGCCATCGATGACAAGTGGGTATTGATGCACAAGGGTAAGGTTGTCGCGGTCGTGGACGCTGGCGCCCCAATCGAGGATGCGGTTTGCGATGAAGTTATAGTGCCGCAGGCCGACTTTGATCGTATTGCCGCCAGAATACCGACCGCAAAATAAAGGAGGCCACGCGTGGCACAGGTTCGAGAGATCGAGACGGCGGTAAATCTGCTCGCGATTGTCGAGACGGCGGATATTCCCGATGCCATGCCCAGCGGCACCTTTGAGACGCGCGAGTTTCAATGCCGCGACGGATGGAAAGTGAAAATCTTCTATGACGACGGCGACCTCGATTATATCGAGAGCATCATCCGGCCTGACGGGACCGTTATCGACTTTTGGAGTTGGCCGGAAGGAACGACGGGGCGTTCCGATCTGATTTACTGGTCGGGAAAAAGATAGGAGGGCGGCTGTGGTCGATTGGCTTTTCAGGGACGGCCGCAAGTCGATCGCTCGATGCATAGCGTTGGCGTGTGCGTTTGCTCCAACAATAGGGATCGCGTTGCTGTGGCTCAATCGTCCATAGACCGCCGCTCCGGCCTGACGGGACCGTTATCGACTTTTGGAGTTGGCCGGAAGGAACGACGGGGCGTTCCGATCTGATTTACTGGTCGGGAAAAAGATAGGAGGCAGAGCGTGGGTGCCGTGGTGCATTTTATGTCCGACCGGATGGAAGCAGCGGCCTGTGGCGCACAGGTCTTTCTCTGCTCGGACTACACGGACGATGCGCGTCATGTCGATTGCAAGCGGTGCCGCCGCACTGCGGCATTCAAAGGCTTCGACCCAACTCGCTACGACGTGGACATATGGAACCACGAAGGCGACGTGATCCGCTGGTTCCGGCGAGTGACCTCCGATGAAGTCGATGACATTCGCCGTGAGTACGAAGACAACCCGACCGTCACGGTAGCGGTCGAAGAGAGTTAGGAGGGCCGAGCGTGTCGCTCGCCTACGACGCAATTCTCGCTGCTACTGGCGGCAAAACAGGCAAGATCGACGTGGCGTGCCCGGAATGCGGGCCAATCGCTAAGGCATCATCCAATCGCGTCCGCAAGGTTCTGCGGGTGTGGGACGATGGCGAGTTTGCGACTTACAACTGCGCCCGCTGCGGCATCAAGGGGTGGGCCAAAGCTGACGGACCTACGAAGGCCCGACGCGAGGAACGCCCGCGCATCGAATCTGAACCGACGAGGGACACCAAGGCGGTCGCCGCATTTCTATGGCACAGTGCTCAACCCATCGTCGGCTCTCTGGCGGAGATATATCTGCGATCACGGTCATGTTTCGTTGAAAGCGGCAACCTACGCTTCCTGCCTGCTCGCAACGAACATCCACCTGCGATGATCGCGCGATTTGGTGACGGCCCGCTGACGGGGGTTCATATCACGCGACTCCGAGCAGACGGCAAAGGCAAGGCAGGGGGCGACAAAGACAAAATAATGCTCGGTGAGTCGATGGGACAACCGATCATCGTTTACGACAATCCAGAGCGCACGGAGTTGATCGTTGCAGAGGGTATTGAGGATACGGCCACCCTCGCCAAGGTAACCGGATGGACTGCTTGGGCGGCGGGCGCTGCCGTGCGGCTCGCTGCGGTTATAGGCACAGCCAGTAGCTTTGAACGGGTATTCCTCGCCATAGACCACGATAACGCTGGCTTGCGCGCATTGGCGCGAGCACGAATGGTTCGGCCAGATGTTGTCCCGGTCGATTTTGCAAAGATGCTGGGATTGAAGGGCCGCCTCGACGCGAACAAGGTTATGTTGGAGCGCGGCGCGGACGCCGTACTAGCGGGGATTGAGTGGTCGGACGCGCAGGCGCGCCTTCGCTCCGGTGAGATCGGGACCGAAGCGATGGCGCGCATTGCCGGGCGAGCGAATGACGTGTTTACCAGAATGGCCTTAGAGCATTAGAAGGCCAAGTGGTGGAGCGGCGTATCATCTTCGGCGATTGCAGGAAGGACATGCTCGAGCATGGGCCTTTCGATATGCTTTTGGCGGACCCGCCGTATGGCGATACGTCGCTTGATTGGGACCGCCGCTGCAGCGGATGGCTCGATGCCGCCGCTCGGATGCTCAAACCGACTGGATCGCTATGGGTGTTCGGCTCGATGCGGTTCTTCCAGGAAGTTAGCTTTGATGGTTGGGCTCTCGCGCAGGACATCGTTTGGGAGAAGCACAACGGCTCTGCGTTCCATGCCGATCGCTTTAAGCGTGTGCATGAGCATGTCTGCCAATACTACCGGGGAAGCTGGGCCGATGTTTACAATGAGGTCCAGATGACGCCAGACGCCACCGCTCGCACCGTGCGCCGCAAGAAGCGCCGACGCACACGGGGCACATCGAGGCGGGAGCCTACGAGAGCCACGACGGCGGCCCACGCATTATGCGCTCGGTGATCTGGATGCCTTCGATGCACGGCAAGGCAATTCACCCGACTGAGAAGCCGTCTGACCTTCTCGAAATTCTGATCCGCACGAGCTGCCCGCCCGGTGGCTTGATCGGCGATATGTTCGCTGGCTCCGGTGCTGCGGGCGAGGCGGCGATGCGCGCCGGCAGGAACTATGTCGGGTGTGAGATCGACGTTGAAATGGCAACCAAGGCAACGGCTCGGCTAGACTTTCTGCTGCCGCTGTCCGTAATTAACCCCTAGCGGAAAACGAGCCAAACCGATGGCGTGGAAGCTGCAGCGAGCGAAGTGGGACTGGCGGAAGTATCTGACGCCCGAAGAACTTGCGCGCATAGAACGCTCGGACGCTGCCGCCGCAAAGATTGAATTGGCACGTCGGCAGTACGAAAAGAAACGGCATATTGTACTTGCCAGTATAATATGCCGAAAAGAAATTCGGTCGCGAGCGCCAGCGCGCCAAGTACGACGCGCTGAGTCAATAAAGGAGCGCCCATGCGCGTTGTGCTGGTGTGCGGCGGCCTTGCGCCCGTCGCCGTAGCGAGCGGAGACGTCTTGCGCAGAGGCGATTTGCCGAACCTGTCGAACTGGCTCATAAGATATTGATCTTTAACGGACTTGGCGACCCCGGCTGGATTCTAACCTTTCCCGACCAGGTGCGAGCGGGGCCGAAAATACCCGTTATGCGCCAATGAGTACGTTATGGGAGGTAATAGCTGTAAGCCGTTGTAATGGCGAGACAATAGTACAACTACCTCTCCCACCAACGCATAAAAACTGCTTTGTTTTTATTGATCTTTTTCGCCCGCCGCTCTTACCGAATGGCCGGGTAAGACCATAGACGTTCCACCATCGTTCGCTAGCTTGCCGATCGCCTCGCGTGCCAGCCGCGCCCGGTCCGCGCTCTTGGTATATAGCGATGCCATGCGTCCGCCAGCCCACCCGAAAATGGCCTCTAGCTGCGCCACAGTTGCCCCGTTATTCGCTGCCCTGGTTGCCCCGGCCTTCCGGACCCCGTGCGCTGATTTCTGAACCCCGGCGGCCCTGCAGGCGGCAGAGAACATATTGCCGAACGACTCCTTCGTGAGCGGTTTGCCGGTCGCTCCGCAGATGAACGCAAGCTCGCCGGTTGGCCCGGCGGCAAGTGCTGCGGCGAGCTCGGGCAGGATCGGGATGTGAACGTCGGTGTCGGTCTTTTCCGTTCGGAGGCTCGCCACACCGTTCCGGACGTGCTGGCGACCGATCCGGACGGCGTCGCCGCGCCGGAGGCCGGTGTAGAGCAGGACCGCGAGCCACACCCGTTCTTTCGTGCCGAGCGGCCAGCGTGCCTCGTAGCTGGCAAGGTCATCCTCGGTCCATGCGGGGAAGCCCTGCGTCTTCTTGGCGATCGGATATTTGACGGACGCAGCCGGATTGACGTCGACGAATCCGGCCTCCTTCGCCCATGCGAAAAGGCCGCGCATCGTATCGATGAAATGCCGCCCCTGTGACGCCGTTCGCCGGTCCCGTCCGGCGACGATTGCGTGCTCTGTGACCGCTACATAGGGTTCGGCGCCGGCCGACTTGAGGGCGTGTTTCAGGATATTCTCGCGCTGCCGGCGGGTGGCGAGAGAGAGGTCGCGCCACGCCGGCGTCTCCCGGTATCGCTCGGCGAGCCACGCCAGCGTGCCGGCCCTGGCGGACCGCACGGGCGGACGTTCGCCGCGAACGGCGGCCTCATAGGCGGCCATGAACTCAGGGGATCCAAAGTCGCCGCGGATGCGAACCAGCGGACATTTTCCAATCCGGACGTACCAGACTGTTCGGCCATGGCGGGTCGTATGGCGCTGGAGAAAAGGCGGACGCGGGCGCGGCATGTCGTCCATCAAAGGACAATCTCCCGCCCGGCCTCAAGCCCGTTCTCTGTGCGCTCCGGGGATTGCGGGAGAAACCGAATGAGCGTGCTTCCGTCGCGGCGGATTTCGAGTTCGCACGCCTTACCCATCCGCTCGGCCGCCTTGATGGCTTTGACCATCTCGGCCTGAGTGATCTTGGCAGGACCGCGGCTCATGGCGTTTCCGATTCCGCAATTTCCCGAAGCCACGCTTTGATCTCATCTCCGATGCGAAACCATTCGCCGTTGCTGTTGTGTGTTGCGAACCGCTGGTGAAGATTGGCTTCATCGTCGGTTGAACCGCGAAAGGTCGCGTATATCTTCAACGGCTCCGGCGCGCTCGTCTGCAGCGTCGACAGACGAGACGGCACATCCGTTGAAAACCCGATCTTGATGTAGTCACCGAACCCGACGACGTAGATAAATCCGAACTTTGCGCCGCCATTCGCAATCTCAAGGTGATGCGCGTCGTATATCGTCGTCTCTTTGTCGATGATAATCTTTCCGCGTATGCGGTCATCGGCCTCAAGCCGGTCAAAATGCTCGGTCGGCAGATTGAGGAGATGCGCAGCCTCACGACGATTCAGGCCACGTCTCAAAGTTTGTTTCGCCCGGCGCTTCGTCACCTTACGCCTCCCCGCCATGGCTGCCCGGTACGCCGGTCGACGACGCCCCGCCAAAGCGTCCGCTTGCGGGGATCGAGCCGGTTGCCGGGGATGACGGGTGCGTTTCTGATGGCGCGGGCGGCGTCTTCGCGTTTGCGGACGCGGGCGATGATGCGCTGATCGTAGACGGCGGTCTTGATGCGCCAGCAGGTCTTGGTCAGGACAGCACAGTTCTCCAAATCGTTGCGGCCGGAGATTCGATCCGGGTCCGCGTGCTCGTAGAAGATTTGTCCGTCGACGAGACGGCATCCACACGGCTGCGGAAACACATGTGGGATCAGATGGCATTCGCAGATGTCGTTGGAGCGGGCGTAGGCGGCGCGTTTCGTCGATTTGCTGAACTCATTGCGTCGGAAGGTCATGACGAGAGCATAACCCCCGTGAGTCCACTCCATGCAGCAAGTGCGGCTTTGTCGTCTTCCTGAATCATGCTTCGGACACGCTTCTCCGTCCTGCCGCCGCCGTCGACGTGCAACTGAGCGCGAACGATGGCGAGGATCATCGCGGCTTCGCGCGGGCTTTTAGACGTGCGCAGAATCCGCACAATCTCGGAAGCGATCTGCGATGCGTCGCTCATGCCATCCCCGCCTTCACGATCAACCCGACATTCGCAATGACATATCCGCCGACGATCAGAACATCGGCGTGCTTTCCCTCATACATCCATAGTGCGCCTTGGCAGGCGTAGAGGAAGGTGACGATGTAGAGAGGGGTGAGGGTCATGCGGCCTCGCCTATTTCAATTTGATCGACGTAGCCGATGCGCTGGCCCAACCAGCGCATCACGTTGACGGCCATGCTATTCCCGAGCGCCTTGTAACGCGGGCCATCGGCAGCTAAGCGGCTCAAATCTGCATCAGAGCAGCCTGTAAACGTTTCTGGATCAACGCCAAATAATTGAGCCAACTGTTCATGCGACAGCGACCGCAAATGCGTTAGTTCGTCGGCCTCCAGTCGCCGTCGCATCTTGGTCCGTATGAGGGTGTAATTGTCCTTGAAGCCTTGCAAGCGTTCGCATTCGACGGGGATGAGACGACGTACCGCCCATTGCTGAGCGATGTAGCTTTTTGACGATCCGCCGCTTGCGGCGCGGATGTTCGCCGTCTCGTGCGGCCCTTCGAATTGCGAACCGCCTTCGCGTCCGCGCATGTCGAAGGCGACGGCTAATTGTCCGCCCGCATTGGCGTGGCTTTCGGTAAAGCCCATCGCTCGCAATGTCGGTGCGACATCGTTCGCCGCGTCTGCACCATGATCCTTGCAAGAGAACGCGATCGTCGGTGCGGAGCCGCTGGCGCGGTCGGCGTTGCTTCCGAGCGTCCCTGAATGATCGCCGCTTAGATCGAGATTTGAGCCGCGCGTCTGGAAGGCAATGGCCGGCGGATGTGCTGCCGATGCGAGTGGATGACAGGGCTCTCCTGCCTTCGGAACACTGCGGTTCGTCTGTGACGTGATCTGGGTCGTGTCGAACGCAATCGCTTGGCTGAACGCATCTGTGTCGAGCGGCCCCGCCTTGTCCCCATAGATGATCGTGTCGCTCTGGCGGGCATCGAAAGCAATCGGCACAGTCGGCACGCCCCGCCCGGTACCATCTTCGCTCGCGTCGAAACCCTCCGCGCGCAAAGCGTGCGCGGTCGCGATCAAGGTCTCGGTCTCGTAGTCCTGACGACCCATGCCGCCTGCGTTGAGGCAGTGCGAGACATCGCCGGTCGACGAGAATAAGCCAACGTAGCTCTCGGCATCCGCACGATGTGAACTGTTTGACTTGGCGAGAAGCGGTTGTGCTACATCGTGCGACGCAATCAACCCGGCGGCGCAGTCGAAATCCGTTCCGAGTCCGCCACCGCCTTGAGTGCGCGCGTTAATTGTCGGGGCAACTCTTTTCCCCGCTTCTCGGCGCGGCGCAGGATTCCCCGACAGGCCTTCGCGCTCAAAAAGTACCGCTGCGGCACGTCGCCAGTCTCCAAGATATCCGACAACGAACACACGCCGTCGTCGCTGGGGAACCGCTCGGGCAAAGCCGTCCACTCGGACATACTGAGCGTCAAGCACTCGCCATGCGAGGCCGTATGCGCTTTCGATGCCAAGGACAATTCCCGCAGTTTGCCAGCCTGATGCGGGGATTTCAATTCGTCGTCCAGAGAGCAGTCCCAGAAGGCTCGCAAAGTCTCGTCCTCCGTTGCTCGAAAGGACGCCGGGGACGTTCTCCCAGACCAGCCATCGGGGCCGGTACTTGCGAGCAAGAGCAGCATAGACGAGCGTGAGCGAGCCACGCATTCCATCCATGCCCGCGCGGAGTCCGGCGATGGAGAAGTCCTGACATGGTGTTCCTCCGACGAGAAGATCGATAGCTGCATCCGGCCATTCCTCGAATTTCGTCATATCGCCGAAGTTGGGAACGCCGTTACGAGACCATGCTTCGCCGGGGAGATTGCTCCCGTAGTGGTGAGCTAAAACTGCGGACGGAAAATCCGGTCCGTATTTGTAATTGTGATCCGGATCGAATTGCGAAAACGCGAACGGCTGCCAGCCGAGCGGATGCCAGGCGCATGTCGCCGCTTCTATCCCTGAACAGACGGAGAGGTAGCGCAGGTTCATTCCGCCGCCTCCGCATAGACCTCGGTCGCGTCCTCCATCTCGGCTTCGAGCTCCGCGCGCATCAGACCGAAGGCGACCATCTCGCCGATCTCTGTCAGCGCTGCGATCTGCCGTCTGCGGTGATGGTTCTCGACCACGACCTTGACGAGGTAACGGTCGAACAGTGCGATGATCGTTTCGGTGCCGATCAGACGCTCGCGTTCGGTGTACCAGAACTTCGTTTGACGGACGGCCTCGCCGTCGATGTGCAGGACTCGCAGCGCCCGCCGCATTGCGGGCGTGAGGCTTTGCCTGTGATCGTGGCCTCGCTCGCGCAACGGCTTGCGCATGGCTGCGGTACTGCGTCTGCGTTGCGCAACCTGCTGTGTCGTCCCGGTCGATACGTAGGACGCGAAAGGATCGATGCCGAAGTAGTGCGAGCTTTTCATTTCCGTCTCAAATCGTCCTTGCGAGCGCCCGCGCCCAGGCCCGGTCCTGGTCGCCGTTTGCTTCGATCAGATCGATCAAGTTCACGCTCTCGATATGCGGGAGCCCGTCGGTGACGAAGAAATTGGCCTGCATCGAGAGCCTGCCGGCGGCGCCGTTCGGGCGCGTCCAGGCGTGCGCGCGGGACGGCGTCGGCCGGCACAGCTCGACCGCGAGCGCCTGTCGCGTGCTCCTGTAGGAGCCGCGCGTGTTCGCCCGGCTCCAGGCCAGTGCGCGCGCCTCGGCCACGTCAACGGCCGGCGGGGCGAGATCGTCGAGCGTAGCGTCCCGCCAGGTCTGCCTGTCGCGGTCGAAACCGCGCAGGATCAGGCGGCCTTCGCCGTCGCAGCTAAAGCGCAGGTTCTCCCGGATCGAGGCGGGCAGACTGAATGCGCCCAACACCTTCTCGTGCAACGTCTCGACGTTCTCCAATTCCATGGCCGATACTCCTTGACGCAATGATTTACGGATTTTCACGCAGACGACATCCGGCCGGGCCTGTGCTTGCAGAACCGGTGCGCAGGCTCCGGCCGGCGACTGATGACGCAACAGACGATCCGCCGAACTCAGAACCAGATTGACGCCGGCGGCGAACAGAACCGACGCAACAAAGGTGATCGCGAGATTGAGTCGCGCCGTGGCCTTTGACTGTCCTCTCAAATCAGCAGGCCACGGCGCGAAGCCGCCGGATCGATGACGGCCGGGGAAGAACGACGACGATCCGGCGGATTTGGAAGTCATCGAAGCGCCTCGTTGATCTTAGCGAGAACGCGGTCGAACCGACGGATTGCACGCCTTTCGTGCGCATCCATCTGTTCGTATGAGCGTGCCGGCGGGATCGTGCAGCATTCGAATTGTGAACGACGCTCGTCGGCCAGGACGCGCTTAGCTGCGCGGAGTGCTTGCTCCATATTGATCGCTTTGGACGCCATCACGCCGCACGCTTCTTAATGTTCGCAATCCGGCTCGCATTCGCAATCGTGCGAGCGACCTGTGCGACCGTGACGCGGTCATCGCCGTAGGCGATATCGATAAAGTCGCGCGCAAGCTCGGCCGCGTGCGGCAGGGCGAAGAACTTGGCGGTGATATCGTCCACGATCTTGCGAGCGGAAGAGTCCGTACTCGGCGCTCCTTCGTAGAACCATGCAATCGGCGTTTCGAGAACGCGGGCGACTTCCTGCAGAAGCCCGGCGCCGATGCGATTCGCGCCCTTCTCGTATTTTTGGAACTGCTGGAAGGTGATCTCGAACTTCTTGGCGATCTCCCCCAGGCTCAGGCCATGCTCTAGCCGCTTCGCCCTAATCCGAAGGCCGATATGCACGTCGATCGGCTTCGTCTTCCCTGTGGTGGTTGCCATTATTTCCGCCCCGTGACACCCAAATCGGGTGACGGGACGAATGTACATAGGGTGTACCTACGTGGTCAAGCGAAAAGTACGCTCCGTGTACACTATGAGAGGTGGATTATTTACCGCCGAGCTCAGGGAATGGCTTCAGTCTTGTGCACCGGTCCCGGAAGCGTGAACCGTCAACCCCTTCTACCGCGCCCGAACGGCGGATATAGACCATGACCGACTGCAGTCCGGCATAGCCGCCCATGCCGTTCTTCGCATCGGCTTCGACGCAGACACAGGTCGCCGGCTCGGATACCTTCTGCAGATTGGCGAGCGTCGGGCCGGTCTGAACCATTGCGTCATAGGAACACGCGAACGGTTCTCCAATCTTGGCGTCGCGCAGCGAATAGTGGTCGCGCCAGATGGCGGAACGCTGCGTTTTGATGGTCTGCTTTGCCTGATCGAGCGTAAGCCGCTCGGCGGCCTCCGCAACGCCGAGCAGTGCCATTCCAGAAAACACCATGGCTAACAGCGGTTTAATCATCTGCCTGGAATGCCCTGAGAACACGCAAAGTGCGCGTGCGTAAGGCCTCCCCGGCATCAATGAAGACCTGAATGGCCTCCCATTGGCGTGGCGTGTAATCGGTCATGGCCGTGACCGATGGTGCCTGCACGATCTTGGCGATCGCCTCGAGGACGATGATCGGCGGGTTCTGGTGGCCCTTTTCGACACGTCCGACCGAAACGCGGTCATATTCGAAACCCAGCTCGGTCAACCGGTCGGCGACCTGCTGCTGCGTGAGGCCTCGGTCGATGCGCCAAGTCGCGATCTGATTCGTCCGCCAGCGGCGTTTCTGCGGGTCTTGAGCGGCCGGAGCGGGCCGGCGCGGTTTCTTGGCTGGCGGCATGTACACAGCATGCACGGCGGTTTTTCGGGGATATACGGCACCCGATGTACACAGGTCGAACATTACGGCTTGACCGTACGTACATCGGGTGTACATATCGAACCATGAATCTCGCCGAGTACATGCAAGCGGAAAGCCTGACCGACGCCGCGATGGCCGAACGGCTGGCCGCACATGCTCCACAGCAGACCAAGACGCGCGTCACCATTGGCCGCTACCGGCGTGGGATCGAGCCGATCCCCGGCGAAACTGTGAAAGCGCTGGTGGAACTGTCCAGCGGAAAAATGACTGCGAACGAGCTGCTCGGCATCGCCGAACGCGAGGCCGCCGAATGAAGACCTCACGTCACCAGCCGCGGCCATGGCCCCTGCGGAGGCACAGGCTCCGGCACGATTCCCGGTACGTCGCTCATGCATTGCGCCAGGTATCCGATGGTGCTCGCCAATCCGATGATCGGGCGCACGAGTTTGACGACGACGATTTGGCTCGGCGGTCGCGTCGGATCGTCCAACATCAACTGATAGGCGGACATCCAGAGCCTCAAGTGCCCATCGTGACGTTCGATGGCGCCTATTCCGGTGCAGTAGAACTCCGGCGCGATAGCAGGCTCGATCAGACCCGCGACTGGCGGGACTATCCAACGCGACATGACATTGCCCCCAAACAAAAATTCTCGCGGCAATTGTATAAAATCCGCCACAATTTTCCACTTTGGATAAAATCAACGTGGATTGCGGGGGAATTAACCAAGCCCAGCAATAGTTTAATTGCAATTGACTTCGTTCAAAAGAACGGGCCGGTTGCGGAATACGCGCACACAATTTCCGCTCCCGGCCCGCAGTCACGCCAGCTTGTACGGGGTGAGGGGGAAGCTGGCGGCGCAAATTCAAATCCAAGTCAAGAACTGCGCGAGCATGTAAGCGGCGGCGACCGCCGTACCGGCGATCATGAGCCCGGCCGCAACCGCAGTGCGCAGCAAGAACCTTCGCATCCCTTCGTTTCCTGTATTGCGTATCGGGGGCTGTCATGTCCGAATCATCGAGCGTCATCTCGCTCGTTTCCAGAAAAACCGAGCGACACGAATGTCCCGACAGGGACAAAATTGTCCCTCGAAAATTCGGAGCCGTTGCCAAGGTCTTATGGCCGGTCAAGACGGCGGCCTGCCTCGCCGGCATCGCGCGCACGGACGAGCGCACGGCCAAGCGCTGGTTGCGCGGCGAGCACGAGCCGCCGCTATCCGTCGTGCTTGCCGTCGTTCATGAGATGTTGCGCGAGCGGACAGAACTCGAATTTCAATAATACCCAGAGAGGCGTCCGGTACAGCTCGCAAGGCTCCCGGCGGGAAGTTATAGGGCTTCCCCTTTGCCGTTTCGGCTGCAATGCGGTGTTCAGCACGCGCCTCGCACTTTCTCACATCGCGAGGGCGGCATGAGCCGGTGCACCGTATCGGGCCAAGCGCCTGTGAATGCCGAAGACGCGCCGGTCCCGAACTCGGCAACCAAGCCTGATGGGCAACACGTCGACCATTGGGTCTTGTGCAAAGATGAGCGCGCGAAGGGCTTCATTCGTCCGCTGCGTCTCAAATACCAGCATGTCGGTCGGCCCGCGGTCTACCGCCAGCGCGCCAAAGAGATCGGCATTGCGCTCGGATTATCGCTCGCGTTCTCCCTGGCCGGCTGCATCATTAAGGCCGATGCAAAGCCGCATCGGCATCATCGGTCACATCATCACGTCCACCACAATCCGACGTCAGGTCACAGCCTGGTCGCGCTTATCAATTCGAAACTGAGGCGGTGGGTACATCCGACCGGAAAATGCAACGGCCGCGAACTCCTCGCGACCTTCTATTGGCAGGGCTCGCGCACGGCCACGGGCGAAAGATTCAATCCGGACGGCCATACGGTCGCGGTGAAGGCTCGCTCGGGTATTCCGTTCGGTTCGCATCTGACAGTGACAAATCCTCATAACGGCCGCTCGGTCGTCGTCCGCGTGAATGACCGCGGGCCTGCGACCATAGCCGATATTGACCTGTCGCGTGGTGCCGCTCGCGCTCTCGGCATGTCTCAATCGTCTTACGTCTGCGTTTTGTAACATCTCCTTCCGGGGTACCGCGTTTCTGTAAATCGTTGCGTTCGTTGCGTTTGCGTGCGTGGCACTATCTCGCGCGAGCGATCATGCTTTGCGCGATCGGAGCAAAGAGGGAAGCACAATGTCGGAATGTCAATTCGTGCGCTCGCAGCGCGTCGTCCTGCCGGGCGACATGACCGGAGCGGAGGGCGTGCAGGGAGTTGTTATTTCAATCACCGCCTTCGTCGCCCGCGAGCCGGAATACGGCTTGCAATGGCTCTCGTGCTCTACTGCGGATAGCAACGGCTCGCTCATCCCGCGGCAAGGATCATGCGCTGAATCCGTTCTGCTCGCGGCGCAGCCGCCAAGGATGATCCCGGCGGACGAGGTCGAAAGCCTACTCGCCGACGTGCGTTTCAAGACGGTCGAAATCGTCCGCGCCGAATATGCGCCGGAGATAGAGAAGCTGCAGCGCCAGTTGAAGCGCAAGCGCCGGTGAGGACATCTCGATGTCCTCCTCCGCAGACCGCTTGAAGCAGGCGCTGCGCACAGCCATCCCGCCGCACAACATGGCCGCGCTTCGCGCCTTGGCGGACAGGACCGGTGTCAACCCGCGCCGGCTGTCGCGCGCGCTTAAAGGCGCGCCGATCAATGTCGACGATCATCTGTATCTCTGCGCTGCGCTCGGCGTCGATCCGGTCGACGGCCGCTCGGCTCCGCCGCGCAAGATTCCGTCGTTCGACTGGAACCTGCTAGCGATCAAGGTCCTGCTCGCCATCATCGCCAAAGGATCGATGCGCGCGCTGGCGAAGGAATGGGACATTCCACTCCCGACCTTGAACCGCGTCAAGCATCAGCAGCCCGTCTCGGTCGAAAGCCTGCTCGCAGTCTGCGCTCGCCTCGGATGTCATCCGCATCTGTTCCTGACGCGCACGCGGACGTTTCACGCTCAACAATCTGCTGAAACACAAGTGAGGGCGACCGCATGACCGGCTACGGTTTCCGCGCCCATTCCAACAGCAAAGCCGAGCACGCCTTCTGGCTCGGCCCCTATTCCAATTCCAACGTGGCGGTGCCGCCCTCCAAGCGCGCCGTCTTCGTCCGGCCGGAACGTACACCTGGGGACCCGCGCGTTCCGGCCGGTGTTCTTTCGGAGATCATGTCATGACCTGCATCGTCGGCCTCGTCGACAAAGGCAAAGTCTACATCGGAGGGGATAGTGCGGCCGTATGGACGGGCTCGCTGGGAATGGTTGTGCGCAATGACCGCAAGGTCTTCCGCAACGGCGATTTTGTGATGGGCTTCACGAGCTCATTCCGCATGGGCCAACTTCTCGCATTCAACTTCAACCCGCCGAAGCCACGAACTGGCGTCGATCTCTTCGCCTATATGGTGACGGATTTTATCGATGCGGCTCGCCTGAGCATGAAAAACGGCGGCTTTGCGCGGGTGAAGGACAACTTCGAAGAACACGGCGGCACCTTCCTCGTCGGATATCAAGGTCGCCTCTTTCAGATCAGCGACGACTTTCAGGTTGGCGAGTCGACGCATGGCTATGACGCCGTCGGCTGTGGCGACCACATCGCGCTCGGCTCTTTGTTCTCGAGTTCCGGTGTTCGAGACGCGCAGGAACGCGTTCGGAAGGCTCTGCAGGCCGCCGAAGCGTTTAGCGCTGGCGTCCGTGGTCCGTTCCACATAGAGGTCGCGCCATGATCCTCACTCCACTCCAATTCTACGACGCCTTGCTCGCGCGGCAGTTATCCGCGCTCTACCTTTTCGTTCGGCTTGTCGTTCCGGAGCCTCGCCTATGAGCATCTTCGGCAACACGGTCACCGCGCGGCAGACATTGCGACCGTTCAATCTCTGCTATCTGGCGACGCCATACTCAAAATACCGGCTCGGGATTGATCAGGCGTTCCAACATGCGGCAGCGCTTGCTGCTGAACTCCTGCTTGGCAATGTGCGAGTCTATTCGCCGATCTGTCATTCGCATCCTATCGCTGAATATGGCGGTCTCGACCACCTCAATCACGCGATCTGGCTGCCGTTCGAAGAACGGATGATGCGGGTCTGCGACTGCCTGATCGTCGCTCATCTCGAAGGCTGGGAAGAAAGCCACGGCATCGCGCACGAGATCGGCTTCTTCGAGGCCGCGCGCAAGCCAGTCTTCGATCTCGATCCGGACACCTTCGCTTTGACTCTGCGCGGAGGACCGCGTGCATGACCGCGATCTCTACCCTCCGCATCGCTGCGTCCCGCTCTATCAGGCCGTGCGCCGATCAAGACGACAATCGCCGGAGAACAGCATGACGTTCTGGCAAATGTTCGTCTGGGTGTTCTGCGGACTCTCGGCCTTCTTCGCGATTACTGGGTTGCTCGTCTTCTTCACGGCGAAGACCGTTGGATACGGCCGGCGGCGCTTTCGCGCGCCTGAATCCGAAGCAGACCTGATCATCGGCGACGGCGCCGCTCCGTGGACGCAGGCGCGGTACCCACAGTCCCGCGCAAATTGGAGGTCGCCGTGAAATCCGACCTCGTCGACCTGACCGTTTGCCTACATGCAGAAACAGACAAGGCGGTGCTCGTATCTGACGATGGCAACAGCCTCAAAGCGCAATGGATTCCAAAATCTCAGTGCGAATGCGTCAAGACCGGAAAGATGACGAAAGGCTGGGGAACTGACGTCCGCAGATCGCTCCCCGTCGCAACGCTCGCCTGTCCCGAATGGATCGCCAAGAACAAGGGACTGCTATGACCACGCCCGGTACAAAACGCGGTCCCTGTCGTTCGTGGACAGATGCCGAGACGCGCAGACTCATGGACCTTGCGGCCCGTCTCGACGGCGCATGGTCCGAGATCGGCCGTCGCTTGGGCCGCTCGGAATCCTCCTCCCGCGGACGCTATCTCAAAATCATGCGCGAGAGCGGCGCCGGCCACAGGTTCATTCCCGCTCCCGCCAAGATCACGCCGGAACAGGCCGCCGCCCGTGACGATCGTGCGCGCGCCCGCGACACGCGCGATAGCGAAGCCTGGCTGCGCGGCGACGTGACCCCGTTTTTCTTCGGGGATCCTGAGCCCGGCCGCTCCGCGCTTGATCGGAGGGCATCGTGAGTCCAGCGCCCTACACCCCCGAGGCGATTGACCGCATCCGCGCCGGATCGCGCGCGGGTCTGGGCGTCAATGCGCTCGCGCGCGAACTGCAATGGGATGCTGAGTTCGTCCGGCGCATCGGGCGCAAGCATCAAATCGAATTGATCGAGGACGTGCTGGCAAAGCCAGCTAGGAAGAAGCTTACGGTGTCGGCGTCCGTCGATCCGGGGCCAATCATGGGAAAGCCGAAACCGGCCAACGTCGATCGCAAGAAGTTCAGCATTCACGCGGTTAAAGCCCATCCGCGCAATTACTACGTCACGTTCGCAATTAGCGACGGCGCGCGCAAAGGCTACACGGACGTTGCAAAAATGCACGGCAAGGTGCCCGGCTCGGTCGCTGGCATCGTACTCGATTATCTATTTCGTCATGACTGGGGCGAAGAATTGTATCTGGCGGCTATCGCCGAGATCGAGGCGCAGTCATGACGCCAGAAGTCCGCGCCTTCGTCGTCCGCTCTTTCTGCCGTCAGATGACGGCCGTCGAAGTCGCCTATTGCGCGAACAATCTCTTCGACGTGCACGGATCCCCGATCGACGCCGCAGCCGTACGCAAAATCTGGAACGCCGAGCGCGGGTCGAACACCGTCATCCGTCAACTCGAAGAACAATTCGGCGAGCGTCCTGCGCGCGGGTTTGACCCATGCGAGCACACGCGCTTGGCCGAACAATTGGTGGTGGTGTGAGCCGCCCATGGATTCAACGCGACTCCCGTCGGGAGTCCTAACTGAGGAGTGAGTACAATGCGACCCTTTACGGATGTCTTGCGTGATATCCGGCGCGGACGTGCGGTCGACCAGGCAACCCGCCTGCTCGCCGAAGTCGTTCGCGCCGTGGACGAGACCGGTAAGCCCGGCAGCGTGACCCTCACGTTGACCGTGAAGCCGGAGAAAGGCGGCGGATCGCAAAAGACGATCATTGCCGGCGTGAAGGCGAAGAAGCCGGAAGGCGATATCCCGGAGGCGGTGTTCTTCTCCGACGTTGATGGCGATCTGCACCGCGCCGATCCGGCGCAAAACGAAATGTTCGCGGAAGTCGGCGGCGGTCGTGCCATCGCTCCGATCACGGCGGGGGTGTAAGCGATGAACAACACCGAATCCGTTGTCGATCTCGCCGCCAAGGCGATGCTCGCCCACACCGTTGCCGGCCCGGATGGCCGCACGTTTCTCGTCGTGCCCGAAAAAGCGCACGAGCGGGAGGTGTCCGACCCGCACGGGCTCAAGCCGCAGCCGAAATACATCTCGCAAGCTGTGACGCTGCAGACCGTCGACTCGCTGGTCGGCTACACCAATCGGTTCAAGTCGGAGCCGACGATCCTCTTCGCCGACATTTCGGCGAACAGCATCACGGCGACAATCGACTACCACTCGAAAGAGGCGGCATCGAACGTCACGCATCGCGCGACGATGACGTTGCCGTTCTCCGAGGAATGGCGGCTCTGGACCGGCATCTCAGGGAAGCTGCAGGGCCAATTGGAGTTCGCACGCTTCCTCGAGGAGAACGGGGCCGACGTGTTCGCACCGTCCGGCGGGGAATTGCTCGATTCCTGCCGCGATCTGCAGGCACATCGCAAGGTGAACTTCACCAAGGCCGTTCGCACCGCGTCGGATAACGAGAACTTCGAATTCACGGCCGACACGGAAGCGAAGACTAAGGGCGGCATCGAACTGCCGACGAAATTCCAGTTGAAGATCCCGGTTTATTTCGGCGAGCCGGATACGGACCTGTTTGCGTTCCTCCGCTGGAAGCTCGATCCAGACAACGGCGGGCTTACGCTCGGCATTCAGTTGCACCGGACCGAACACGTTCGCCAGGCCGTGTTTAAGCAGATCGTTCTTTCGGTCGCCGATCGCACGGGATGCCCGGTCGTCTTCGGCAAGGCCGGCTGATGGTCCTCGTCGGTCATCGCACCGTTCCCAACCGCGCTCGCGAAAATCGCGAGCGCGTGTGGGCGCGCGCGATCGAGAAACTGCGCGGCAAGTCCATCTGTTCGCGCTGCGGCTGCACGCTCGGCAACATGGATGATCGTTGCGAAGCCGGGCTCGGTGAGAAATGCCCCGGCCTCAACCAAATTGAACTCGCCCGGGTCGAAGCCGCAGAGGAATTGGGCCTGGCATGATCCCATTTCACCCTTACGCCGATATCTTCGAACTGATCGAAGGCGATGATTTCGATGCACTCGTGGCGGACGTCCGTAAGAACGGCGTGCGCGAGCGCATCCGAATCTTCGACGGCAAGATTCTGGATGGGCGCAATCGGTATTGCGCCGCCCTGAAAGCCAGCCTGCTGCAGCCGGACGACGAGCCAGACGATAAACCCACGCTTTTCGAGAAGTTCATCCCTGAAATCGATGGGAATCCCCTCGATTTCGTTATGTCCAAGAACGTGCACCGGCGGCATCTCACGGCCAGCCAGCGCGCCTATGCCATG